AAAATGACGTCGGAGTCAAAGACATCTCTGCCAGCAAAAGACAAAAAACCAGCAGAAAAGCCCGCAGGGCAGGAAGAGCCTAAAAATGAAGATTCAGAACAAGAAGAAACAAAATAATCCGGAACCCGAGACAATAACCGCGGAAATGACAGTCGTTCCTCAGGGTCAGATGGTTAAGCCTCGGTCGTTCATTATAACTATATCTAAAAGTCCGTTACGTAAATTTATAGAAAAAGAGGTTTCTACTCTTATCTCAACCAATTCTAAAGTAAGGAAGGTTTTAAGGAGGGAATAATTATGCAGACAGCAAAACAAGAGACAAAAACACTCTTCAGGACAGATGTCTTCCGCGGCATAGAGAAAGGCATAAAAGGCGTAGATCGCACTTTTAAACATAACAGGGGTATAGGAGCGATTTTTGGTTACGCCGTTCTGGCCAAAGGCAAACTTAATGACGGAGATGTCCGCGACTGGGAAATGGACGATATCTCATTGGACCAGGTAGTTGATCTCGGCAACAAGGCAAAGCTAGGCATTAAATCAAGGTTCGGCCATCCCAATATGAGTGCCGAGTCATTAGGTACCTTTTTGGGACGCGCAAAGAACTTTCGCAAAGATGGCGATATTGTCCGCGCCGACCTTTTCTTCGATGAGACCGCATACAAGACTCCAAATGGTGATCTCGCCACTTATATCTTGGATCTTGCGGAGAACGATTCTAATGCTTTTGGCACTTCAATGGTATTCGATGCCGATCTTGCATACCGACTGGAAGAAGACGGTACCCCTAAAAAAGACAAAGACGGTAAAAAGCTTCCAGCGCTGGTAAGGTTCACAAAGCTTTTTGCTTCTGATGTCGTAGATGATCCGGCAGCAACTCCCGGTTTATTCGGTAAGTTTTTCAATTCAAGCGTTGAGCTTTCATCGAAAGCTACCGATTTTTTAGATAAATTACTTAACAATCCCGATGCACTTGGCCGCGTAATCGCTTTCTTAGATCGTTACCGTATCAATCGGGTGGAAATAGATGAAGTAGATACACAGGCAAAAGACAAACTCAACCAAAAGGAGGGTGTAAAGATGGACGAATTTTTGAAAGGTTTAACGCTCGAAGTTTTAAGCAGCTCCAGGACTGACTTAGTAGACTCTATTAAGTCGGAGGCTTCAAAAGAAGCCGTAGCAGGGGAACGCTTGCGCGTATTGTCCATAATCAAGGCAGCGCACGTCGAATTTAAAGGTTTAGGTATGGAAGCGGCCGCCGAAGATGCCATCGAAAAAGGCCTTACAGTAGATGCAGCTCTGGCCGGCATGCGCAAGTCTCGTCTTGACGCCATCGAAGCCAACGGCAATAAAGCTCCCGGTGCAAGCGAAGATGATCCGACAAAGACACCAACTCATCTTGACCGTGCAAAGAAATACCAGGCAGATCATCCAGGAGTTTCAATCACCGATGCGCTTAAGGCAACAGTAGAGAAAAAGGCAAATTAAGTAACGCAGTAAATAAGCAAGTAGTTAAAAAGTGTCTAACCAAATTAAAAGGAGGTAACAGATGTATAACGAAGGAGTAAAGACTTTTACAGCAGGAGAAGCCCTTGCGGCATGCAGACGTGTCAAATTAACCGCAGGTACGGCCGGTCAGGTTGAATACGCTGACAAAAACGATGATTTCGTCGGAGTTACGTTGGAAGCAGCCGATTCCGGTGCGCCAGTATCCGTTAAACTCGCCAGCGGTCCTGGAACCGTAGAGATCGAAGCGTCCGGAGTAATCACTGTCAACGCCACCATTTACGGCGCAGATGACGGTAAAGTTTCAGCTTCATCTACCGGAGCCGATAAATACGGCAAGGCTTTGGAAGCAGCATCCGGAGACGGAGCAATTATCGAGTCGATAATCGACAAAGCGTAATAGAAGTAAAAGTAAAAACCAGGTTCTTTATTAAAAAAACGGTCAACTTAAGAGGAGGTAGTAAAAATGGGTATACGGCAGTCAGGAAGCAGGTCCACACCGCGCCTTGACCTCGGAGCGGCAGTTATGGAGTACATCGATCAGCAAAAGACTTTTATCGGTATCCAGGTCGCACCGATATTCAAGAGCCCTATCAAAAAGGGAGTCTTTAACGCGATCACCCGTGAATGTCTCACCAAGGACGTTGATACCAAGCGCGCCATGAGAAGCAACTATAACAGGGAAGGTATCGTCACTGAGGAGAAATCGTTCGACTGCGAAGAGCACGGACTTGAAGGCGCAATCGACGACGGAGAAAGAAAGCTTTACGCCAGCGATTTTGATGCCGAATTAGTCACTGTGCAGCAAATAAGCGGTTTACTGCTTTTAGCGCAGGAAAAGAGGCACGCCGCGGCATTACTGAACACCTCAACCTTTACCGGATCAGCTCTTTATACTGATTATTCATCCGCTCCTTGGGATACGGTAGGTTCTGATGTTATCGCCCAGATCAAGGCCGGCAGGGAAAAGATTCGCCAGAACTGCGGCATCGATTCCGTAAGTCTCATCTGTAGCAAAACGAACATCGATCGGCTGTTGTTAAACACCGCCATCAAGGCAGCCATCGCGGGAGTAAAGGTAGTAACCGAAGCGGAGATCTTAGCTCAGCTCGCCGCCATCCTCGGTGTTGAGAGCATCTATACCGGCAAAGCAATCCGTAATACTGCAAACAAAAACAAGACGTTTGTCGGCGCGGATGTTTGGAGCGACGATTATGCATTACTGGGTGTTGTCGCCAAGAACGCGGGAAGCCTTACCGAACCGGCATTGGCAAGAACAATTCTTTGGACTGAGGACAGCCCCGAGAACACTATAGTTGAGGAGTACCGTGAAGAGAATATCAAGAGCGACGTCTTCCGCGTACGCCACAGCGTAGATGAGCTTGTCATCGATCCGTATTTTGGCCACCTACTCAAAGTAGACTAAGTTCTAAAAATCGACCTCGGGGCCACAAAATGGCCCCGGGGTCTATCTCTATATATGGTTACAGACACATTTACAACCGACGGTATAAACAAAACGTACCCTACAACCAAAAAGTTTAGGTCTGGGTACACTTTGCTCTTTTTAAACGGTATCTACCAGGGCCTTGGCAGAGACTATACCGAAGATAGCGGACACCAGTCTATATCTTTTTTAACCGTCCCAGCCCCTGGCCTTGAGGCGGAAATAAGGTACTTAGATGAGGATCTGCGATTTGATGTAGGCATATCTACCTTTAAAGAGCAGCTTGTCATCGACGCGGTAAATACTTTTGTAAACATATACGAATTCGCTGAGACGATAACCTATACCCCTAAAGATGGAGTAGGTAAATTAATGCCGGCGATCATAGATCGCAGCCAAATTTCTCCAGCCGGAGAAGACACAGGGCGTATTCTCAAGAACCAAGTCAATATCTCAATAGCCAATAATGATCTCTACGGAGTTATTTCAATCATCAAAGGCGCAGACAAAGTATCTTTGCCTGAGAGAATCGGTGGATCAAACGTAGATTTCCTGGTTGCGGACATTCTTAGGCAAGATGAAGGAATGTGGGAGCTTTTATTAGTTAAATAACATGGCAGAAAACCAGACAGGCACATCTAAATATTTCACCGCAGACGCCCAACTCGACACGTCTAAGTTGGAAAAAGCTCTTCAGGTAGCACCTCAGTTCCTACAGGAAGAGCTTATGGATGCTTTTGACCATATCCGTAAGGTTTTCTTTAAGGCACTATATCAGAACACCGGCCTCAGGGATAAAAGATTCATCCGTACTAAAGAAAGAGGCATCGGTAAGCGCATAAAGGTTTACCGTAACCCGCGTCTTGGAGATCCTTTAGACATGGAGTTAGGCATCTTCAGTCGCTCCAAAATAGTGGAGACACTTGAGAAAGGCGCCACAATCAGATCAAAGACTGGCGGCATGTTGGCAATCCCCATAGGAGAGTCATTAAATCGCCGTGGCCGGCTTAAGAGCCAATATAACAGGTACGAAAGTTACAGCCAGATTCCCGGTATTTTCCCTCTCTTTATACATGGCAAAGTCTTCTTAGTTAAGAAAGGCAGAGACGGAAAGTTAAAACTTTTCTTTATCCTTAAGAATCAAGTACAGATTCAGCCCAGATTAAGATTCTACAGCACTTGGCAAGGTACGGAGGGATACCAGATAGGCATATTAAACAAAGCCGTCGCCAAAGCCCTTAAGAGGTGGAATTAAGCTATGAGCGCGACCATTAGAGAGAATATCATGTTAAACCTCAAGACTACCCTTGAGGCTATAACCCTTGCCCATGGATACAACAATACCATCGCCAGCGTACAGAGGTGGAATCAGCGCGGAGCCGTCTTTAGTGCATTTCCCACTAT